TCCCGCTCCGTTGTGGTTGTTACTCTTCGCAGACCGTTTCGTAGACCGGCACTTCCTGCATCTCCGTTCGTACTTGCACACGCTTGCACGACGTGGAAGCAAACGAGATCCAGACGTATTCGCGGAATCCGGTAGGGAAATTCCAGAACGTGGTGTAGTACTGCTCTTTCTCTTCCGGTCTGCTGCTTGGCGTCAGTCCTGCTCGGCGCAGTACACCAAACATCACATCGAGATCAGCACGCGATCCAGTAACGCGGACGTTGTACGAGTTGGCGTCAACTGAAACATGGAGCACGTTGATATCAGCTTTCTGCAGTGCTTTGACCAATTCACCAACACGCTTGCCATCACGCTTAATGATGATCGCCACACTCTTCGCGTTGTTACGTGCAGAACGATTGGCCTCTTGAATGATCTTCATATGCTTTCTCCGTTTATGTCGGGCGGTGTTGCCTCGACGGTTCCCATTATACGAATCGTAACTTACGTTGCAAAATCTTGTCAGCGCGACCCCACTCCCCCGCCACCCCCCGGAAATTTTTGGGGCCCCCCCGCTCCCCCACACCCCTTGGATTTACACAAACGACACCACACTTTTCAAAACCCAGCCAACCTACCCCCACCCCCTCTGTATAAAAACCCACCCCGCTTTAAATTTGGTTCCATGCCCTTTTCTGTGCTATATATCCAACAACTTGGGCCAAACCCCATGCAGATGGAACCACACGTGCCAGACATAGAAGAGGACATCCCTCTTCCCAAGAACGCATCCGATGCGTTGCCGGAGCTATCTGCCCGTGAAGAACTGGATGGCATAGCCCATACCATCACCGATTTGTGTGAGATGACCGGCACTACCCTGCAGGTAGACCCCTCCGATGTCGAAGAAGGCAAGAAAATTGCCAAAGACATCATCCAAAACCCTAAAACACGCCCAAATTACAATGCATTACGGGACAGTACTAAGGCGGTACTGGCCGGAATGGTGGCAAAATACGACTTTGAAGTGGTCGAAGACCTCGTCCAACTGAAGAATTTTGTCGTAAACGCTCTGTTGGATGAGTACAACAACGCCTCAGAGAGCAAAACCCGTATTCAGGCGCTCTCCAAGCTTGGTGAAGTAGATGGTGTAGACGCTTTCAAGAAGCGGACGGAGACCACACACATCATTAAGCCCATCGAAGAGGTGGAAAAAGAGCTTATGTCGGTGCTGGAGGGTATCGAGTACCGGGTGATTGAGGAAAAGGAGGTAATCGGTGGTTAAGTTGGCCGCTAAAGAGACCGTGCAGGACCGCCTTTCGTACTGCGACCCGTGCGAACACAACAAATTGGGCATCTGCAAGCAGTGTGGATGCATTATTCAGGGGAAAACCCGGCTTGCTGACACGTCTTGCCCGATTGGGCTGTGGGGCAAAGAAGAATTTGGCATCAAATCGCTGGTCGAAGACTAAATCTAGTGCAACTCACCGCTGAAAACCTGCAAAAGCTGAAGTTGGCGCTGCCAAACCTGCCGGACAAAGAGAAACGGCGGGTGGCGACCCTCCTGAAGCAGTATCAAAGCCAGATTACGCAGAAGTTGGGCAAGGATTCCTTCCTCGACTTTATACATCACGTATATCCCGGCTATAAGGTCGGCCCTCACCACAAACGGCTCGCCAAGATTTTTGAAGACATAGCCGATGGGGTAAAAAAGCGCGTAATTGTTAACATTGCGCCGCGACATGGTAAGTCTGAAATGATTTCTTACCTTGCCCCTGCTTGGTTTCTGGGCAAATACCCGCAGAAGAAAGTGATTATGGCCTCCCACACTGCCGATCTGGCGGTGAACTTCGGTAGGCGTGTGCGTAACTTGGTCGGGAGTGACCTGTACCGTGATATTTTCCCTACCGTCGAGCTTCAGGCTGATTCAAAGAGTGCTTCTCGTTGGGGCACTAATTTTAACGGTGAGTACTTCGCTATTGGTGTCGGCGGTGCTCTTGCTGGTCGCGGTGCCGACCTTTTTATTATTGATGACCCTCACTCTGAGCAGGAAGCTAAGCAAGGACGTGCGGATGTCTTTGAACCGGCTTGGGAGTGGTTCCAGTCAGGTCCCGTACAACGATTGATGCCGGGTGGTGCGATCATCGTGGTGATGACTCGTTGGTCCAAAATGGATCTGACGGGCAAGATCATCGACCACATGACCAAGAACGAGGATGCGGATGAGTGGGAAGTGGTGGAATTTCCCGCGATTCTGAACGATAAGCCGCTGTGGCCTGAGTTCTGGGGGATCGATGAGTTGCTGGCTAAAAAGGCCAGTATGGACGTGCGGTATTGGCAAGCCCAGTACATGCAGGAGCCGACCTCCGAAGAGGGTGCGCTCATCAAACGGGAGTGGTGGCAGACGTGGGAGGCAGAGTCCCCGCCGTCCTGTGAGTTCATCATCATGTCCTTGGACGCCGCCCAAGAAAAGAACACCCGTGCGGACTACAACGCCTTGCTCACGTGGGGCGTGTTTAAGAACGAGAGCACGCAGAACTACAACATAATTCTGCTCAATGCGGTCAAAGAACGCTTGGAGTTCCCAGAGCTTAAGGCCCTCGTGCTGGAGGAGTACAAGGAGTGGCAGCCCGATAGTTTCATCGTGGAGAAGAAATCTAACGGTGCGGCGCTGTATCAGGAGATGCGGCGCATGGGTGTGCCGATATCGGAGTTCACACCGGGTAAGGGCCAAGACAAGATCAGCCGAGTTAACGCGGTGACGGACCTCTTTTCGGCGGGTATAGTCTGGGTGCCCGACAGACGTTGGGCATGGGAGGTCGTGGAGGAATGTAATGATTTCCCCTCCGGGTCGAATGACGACTTGGTGGACGCGACCACGCTCGCCTTACTGCGCTTTCGGCAGGGGGGCTTTATTAGGTTGCCATCGGATGAGCCGGAGCCAACGAAATGGTTCAAGAGCCACCGAGGCGCTGGGTTCTATTAGGAGATTTAAATGGCCGTCGATAAAAGTTTGATGGAGGCTCCCCAAGGCATCGCGGCTATGGCTGCGGAGATGGAGCCGATTGAGATTGAGATCGTGGACCCTGAAGAGGTTCGCATCGGCATCGATGGGATGATGATCGAGTTGGAGAAGGCAGAGCCTCGCGCTGAGGACTTTGATGCCAACCTCGCCGACTACATGAGCGAGAACGAGCTACAGAGCATGGCCTCTGAACTGATCGGCAACTACGAGCAGGACCTCGCGAGCCGCAAAGACTGGCTGGATACCTACGTCAAAGGTTTGAAGATTCTGGGTATTCGCTACGAGGATCGGACGGAGCCGTGGCCGGGTGCGTGTGGCGTGTTCCACCCGCTCCTGATGGAGAGTGCGGTCAAGTTCCAGTCTGAGACGATCATGGAGACGTTCCCGGCGATGGGTCCGGTGAAGACCAAGATTGTCGGCAAAGAAACCCCGGAGAAGAAAGATTCTGCGATTCGTGTCGGTGACGACATGAACTATCAGTTGACCGAGGTGATGAAGGAGTACCGCCCGGAGCACGAGCGCATGTTGCTCAGCATGTCTCTTGCCGGTAACGCGTTTAAGAAGGTGTACTACGATCCGTCACTGGGTCGTCAGACTTCGATCTACATCCCCGCCGAAGATATCGTGGTGCCCTACGGTGCTGCGAACTTAGAAACGGCGGAGCGTGTTACGCACCGGATGCGTAAGACGAAGAATGAACTACACAAACTTCAATACGCTGGGTTCTATCGGGACGTGGATCTCGGTGAGCCGATGCGTGTCATGGACGAGGTCGAGAAGCAGAAGGCCGAGGATCAAGGCTTTAGTGCTTCGATGGACGACCGGTTCCAGTTGCTGGAGATGCACGTCAATTTGGACTTGGCGGGCTATCCGGATGTGGACGACGACAACAACGAGACAGGGATCGCACTACCGTACGTGGTGACGATTGAGAAGGGAACAGGAACGATTCTGGCGATTCGACGAAACTGGAGAGAAGACGATGAACTCAAAGAAAAGCGACAACACTTCGTCCACTACGGATACATTCCCGGATTTGGATTTTACTATTTCGGCCTTATACACCTCATCGGGGGACATAGTAAGGCTGCAACGTCCCTCCTTCGACAACTTATCGATGCAGGAACTCTCTCAAATCTCCCCGGAGGACTTAAGTCCCGAGGACTACGTATTAAGGGAGACGATACTCCGATTGCACCGGGAGAGTTCCGAGACGTAGACGTACCTTCGGGCGCGATCAAGGACAACATCCTTCCGCTTCCGTATAAGGAGCCATCGCAGACTTTGGCGATGTTGATGGACAAGGTGGTCGAGGAAGGCCGCCGCTTCGCTGCGGTGTCGGATCTGAAGATCTCCGATATGTCCTCGCAGTCTCCGGTGGGCACGACACTCGCTGTACTTGAGCGCGTGTTGAAGGTGATGACGGCGGTGCAGGCTCGCGTGTACTACGCGATGAAACAGGAGTTCAAGCTCCTCGCCACAATCATCCGAGACAATACGCCAGAGGAGTACAGCTACGAGCCGGAGGTTGGTAAGGCCAGCGCGAAGAAGTCGGACTACGACAACGTCGATGTCATTCCGGTCTCAGATCCGAACGCGTCCACCATGTCGCAGAAGGTGGTGCAGTACCAAGCTGTGTTGCAGCTAAGTCAGACCGCGCCGCAGCTTTACGATCTTCCGTATCTACATCGCCAGATGATCGAGACTTTGGGCGTGAAGAACGTCGATAAGATCATTCCGATGCCGGAGGATCAGAAGCCTCGCGATCCGGTGACAGAGAACATGGATGCCATCACGGGCAAACCGCTCAAGGCGTTTATGTATCAGGATCACGAAGCCCACATCGCAGTGCACATGGCTTTGGGACAAGACCCGAAGATGGCGCAGATGATTGGACAGAATCCGATGGCGCAGCAGATCACATCAACTCTGCAGGCGCACATCATGGAGCACGTGGCGTTCCAATACCGCCGCGAGATCGAGAAGCAGTTGGGTGCCAGCCTCCCGGCGCTTCCGCAAGACGAGAACGAGGAGTACGACCTGCCGCCAGAGATCGAGGTTCAACTATCTCAGATCAGTGCTGCGGCAGCAGCGAGACTCCTGCAGAAGGATCAGGCCGAAGTGCAGATGCAGCAGGCGATGCAGCAGATGCAGGACCCGCTCGTGCAGATGCAGCAGATGGACTTGCAGATCAAACAAATGCAAGCCGAAACCAAGCGGATGCAGGCGCAGATGGAAGCTCAGGCCAAGCAGGAAGAGCTTCGACTCAGAGAGCAGCAGATCCTGCTCGATGCGGCTTCAAAAGAAGACATCAATCGACTCAGAGAAGCAGAAATCTCTGGCCGTCAGCAGCTTGAAGCCGCCCGTCTCGGTGCGGAGATTCAGCAGCACAAGGCGGAAGAGTCGAACTATCAGCAACTTGAAGGGACCCGGTTGGGCGTCGAGATTGCCAAGGCGAAGGACCAACAGGAACAACGCCGGATCAATCCAATGGCTAGCAGTCCCAGATCGAGGAAAGAAGGCCAACCAAAGGAGTAATTAATGGGTTATTCAAACGCTCTGGAATACTTGGACTCAAAACTCCAAGACGAGCGCACATTGATCGTAGAAACGCTGATCCAAGGCAAATTGGATGAGGCGGAGTACAAAAGACTTTGCGGGGCGTTACAGGGTCTCGACCTCGCACGGAACCACATTAAAGACCTTGCAAAACGCTTGGAGCGCGACGATGAGTAATATCGACATTGAGAAAACGCAGGAGGAAGCCAAAAAGGCTTCACAACTGCCAGACCCGAAGGGCTATCGAATCCTCTGTGCGGTTCCGCACGTCGAAGAGGAATACGAAGGCGGCATCATTAAAGCTGAGGACACCAAACGAACTGAGGAAATGACTACGGTCGTTCTGTTCGTCATCAAGATGGGTGACCTTTGCTACAACGATAAGGAACGGTTTCCCACCGGACCTTGGTGTAAAGAGGGCGATTTCGTCCTTACCCGCCCCTACGCCGGTACCCGACTGGTCATCCACGGACGTGAGTTCCGCATCATTAACGACGACACGGTGGAAGCAGTTGTAGACGATCCCCGTGGCATTCGTCGCGTTTGAGGTAAAACATCATGGCTAATGAAGAATATAAGTTCCCCGACGAGATTGAAGAAAAAGCTGAGCAAAAACAAGACGATAGCGACGATATTCAAGTCGAAATCGAAGACGATACCCCGCCAGAAGACCGGGGCCGAGTCCCTATGCCCAAGGAGGTTGTAGAGGAACTCGACAACGATGACCTTGAGGAGTACTCCGAGAAGGTTAAGAAGCGCCTCTCCCAGATGAAAAAGGTCTGGCACGACGAGCGCCGAGAAAAGGAGCGGGCTATCCGAGAGCGTGAAGAGGCTCTTCGGTTTGTACAACTCCGAGAGCATGAGCTTAAACAACTTAAAGAACGGTCCGAAGTCGATAAGAAAGCTGTCAGAGAGCACGCTATCAAGACTGCTAACGTCGAACTAGGCGTTGTTAAGGAACGGTTGAAACAGGCTTACGAGTCTGGGGATTCCGAACAGATTGCTAATGCTCAGGAGGCGATGACCGACATCAAGCTGCGCCTCCAACGTATAGAACATTTCGCACCTGCTTTACAAAAAGCAGAGGAAAGAGTAGAACAGGTTCCACAGGTACCGACGCCCCAAGCTGCGCCTGAACCGCAAGCGGACCCAAAAGCCGTTGCGTGGAGGGACAAAAATACTTGGTTTGGCGTAGACGAGGAGATGACTGCCCTCGCACTCGGCCTGCACGAAAAACTAGTCCGGTCTGGTGTAGATCCTCGTTCTGACGAGTATTACCGCCGAGTCGATGAGACTATGAAGAAGCGATTCCCGGAAGCGTTTGACGACGCCGAAGAGGATGAGCCGATTCAAACGAAGCAGGCACAAAAGCCCGCTCGCACAAAACCAGCCAATGTAGTGGCTCCGGTAACGCGGGGAACCGCGCCGCGTCAGGTCCGCCTGACACCGACTCAAGTTGCTATCGCCAAAAGACTGGGTCTGAGCAACGAACAGTACGCACGTGAACTTATGAAACTGGAGGCTAACTAAAATGGCTGAGAACAGACTCGCTCGTGAAATCGAGAACAGAGAGTCCACGCAACGAAAGATGACGTGGGCCCCGCCCCAAACGCTCCCTGAACCGGAGCCGCAGGAAGGCTGGGTATTCCGCTGGATTCGGACCAGTATTATGGGTCAAGCAGATCCCTCTAATACGTCTGCAAAGTTTCGGGAAGGTTGGGAGCCGGTTAAGGCTTCTGAACAACCCAAGTTGATGATGCAAGCCGACCCCAATGGACGTTTTAAAGACAACATTGAGATCGGTGGATTGTTGCTCTGTAAGGCTCCGGCTGAACTGATGAAGCAGCGTGATGATTATTACGCCAAGCAGGCTCAGTCTCAGATGCAGTCTGTGGACAACAACTTTATGAGGCTGAACGACGAGCGTATGCCCCTCTTCACTGAGAAGAAGACTACGGTCTCGTTCGGCAAGGGCAAATAACTTATTTTGGAGTGATCAATGGCATATCCTACTGTTAGCAAGCCGTATGGCTTGAAACCGGTCAATCTGATCGGTGGACTGCCGTTTGCCGGAGCGACCCGTCAGCGTCGTATCGCTTCCAGTGCGTCAAGCATTGGTTTCGGTGACCCGCTGAAGTTTGTCAATGACGGCACGGTAGCTGTAACGACCGAAACCTCAACGGCTCCGACCACCGGTTTTGCTGGTGTGTTCTTGGGCTGTTCGTTCGTGTCCTCTGTGACGGGTCAGCCGACCTATTCGCAGTCGTGGATTTCGGGCACTTCGGTCAAGTCTGGCACCTACATCACGGCGTACGTCGCTGATGATCCGAATACGCTGTTCCAAGCGGTCGGTGTGACGGCTTCGTTGGTGGTTTCCACCTCGACCGGTTTCACCTATTCGAGCATCGGTCTGAACGTGCCGCTCGTGGCGAATACGCTGAACACGACAAGCGGCGACTCTCAGCAGGGTCTCCTCGTGGGTTCGGTCAACACCACGGCGTCGCTGCCGATTCGCATCGTTGATGTGGTTCAGGACTCGGCGTTTGAAGTGAGCGGTACCGTGTACTACCCGGAAGTCATCGTGAAGTTCAACGCTCCGTACGTTGATTCCGGTGTCATCACGGGCGGCCACGCTTACAACAACCCGGTCGGACTTTAATAGGGAGTTCTAAGACATGGCTATTTCACGTGCACAATTACTTAAAGAGCTCCTGCCGGGCTTGAATGCCCTGTTCGGCCTTGAGTACAAGACCTACGGCGAAGAGCACAAGGAGATCTACGAGACGGAGACCTCCGAGCGTTCCTTCGAAGAAGAGACGAAGCTGAGCGGATTCTCCGCTGCCCCGGTTAAGGCCGAGGGTGCCGCCATTGCGTATGACAACGCGCAGGAAGCTTGGACGGCTCGTTACAACCACGAGACCATCGCTCTCGGCTTCTCCATCACGGAAGAGGCGGTTGAAGACAACCTGTACGACTCGCTCAGCAAGCGTTATACGAAGGCTCTTGCTCGCGCTATGGCGTACACGAAGCAGGTCAAGGCGGCCTCGGTCCTTAACAACGGCTTCTCTTCGTCCTACACGGGCGGTGACGGTCAGCCTTTGTTCTCGGCCAGCCACCCGCTGGTTACCGGCGGTGTCAACAGCAACCGTTTGACGGCTTCGGATCTCAACGAAACCTCGTTGGAAGCGGCTGTCATTCAGATCGCTGGTTGGACCGACGAGCGTGGTCTCTTGATCGCGGCGAAGCCCAACAAGCTCATCGTGCCCCCGGCTTTGATGTTCACTGCTAAGCGCCTCCTCGATACGGAACTCCGTGTCGCGACCGCTGACAACGACATCAACGCCCTCAAGGCGATGGGTTCGATTCCGGGCGGTTACACCGTCAACCACTTCCTGACTGACACGAACGCTTGGTTCTTGACGACCGACGTTCCGAACGGCATGAAGCACTTCGTTCGCACCCCGCTGCAAAACAGCATGGACGGCGATTTCGACACCGGCAACGTCCGGTACAAGAGCCGCGAGCGTTATAGCTTCGGCTGGTCGGACCCGCTGGGCATGTTTGCCTCGCCGGGCGCGTCCTAATAGCTTTCTCCTGAGAGGGTAAGCGTTGAGGGGTTACAAGTTCCTAGAGGCTTGTAGCCCCTCTTTTTTGGTGTTATACAGTCGTTCATCGGGAAAATTTTTTGCTTATCAGACAGCCCCGACTGACGACATGCAGACTGATAAGCACAACTCGCATGTGAGGTTTTGAAAATGGCTACTACTACGTTTTCCGGCCCGGTTGTTTCGCAAAACGGTTTTCAGTCCGACACGCTCGTGATTGGCAGCACCGTGATGACTTCGGGCAGCGCCGTTTCTGGCACGGTTGGTGCGACCCAGTTGGGTTACATCCCGGTCAGCATTAACGGGACCACTAAGTACATCCCGCTGTACACCAGTCTGACTCTGTAAGATTTCGTTGGGGGCGTAAGCCCCCTTCATCCATTACAGGAGATTAGACATGACAATGCAAACAGATGTCCTATCGGCACATACTGAAGCAACTGGCACTTTGGTGATTGGACGGTACCGATTGAAAGGGTACCAAGGTTTAGCGGCGTTTAGCGGTGCCGGAGATGTTACTTTTCGGGATGGTGGAGCAACCGGCCCCATTCGACTTCGGTATAACATTCCCGGAAATACTAACAACCCATATTCGACCCTTATTCCGGGCCAAGGAATTGTGTTCTATACAGACATCTATGTAGAACTTCCGACTAGCGCGACAATTACGGTGTTTTATGGCTAAGTCACCGGCTTGGCAACGTGCCGAAGGCAAGAATCCCAAAGGGGGTTTAAATGCCAAAGGCCGTGCTTCTTATAACCGGGCGAACCCCGGTAAGCCGGGACTCAAGGCTCCGCAGCCTGAAGGCGGACCTCGTAAGAAATCCTTCTGTGCCCGGATGTCGGGGATGAAGAAGAAACTCACGAGCGCCAAGACTGCGAACGATCCCAACAGTCGTATCAACAAGTCCTTACGTGCATGGAAGTGTTAAGACATGGACATGCTTGTTTGGAACCTTGCGCTTAGTGGGGTCGTAGCCGTGATTGGGTACGTTATGAAAGAAAAGTCAGACGAATTAAAACGGCTGAATATTCTTCTTAACAAAACCCGTGAAGAAGTGGCTAGAGAGCACGTGACCCGTGCTGAAGTTCGTGCTGATGCCCAATTACTTCTCGATAGGCTTGATCGGTTGGAGCAGAAGATTGACAGGCTTGTGGAGCAGCATCGTGCCCAGTAAGTCCGGCAAACAGCATAGATTGATGGCCTTGGTCGCTAATGATCCGAAGGCGGCTAAGCGATTGGGTATCCCCGCAAAAGTGGGGAAAGAGTTCATGAAGGCCGACAAAGGCCGCAAATTTAGGAGCAAATCAAAATGAGCAAAGGTCCAAAAACGCGTGGGTCATATGGCCCGACGAGTCCCCGTGGCATATACAGCCGTTCGATGGCGGCTCCGGGCATGAGCCTTGATATGCCGGATAAGGTTGTTAAGAAGGCGAAGGGCGGTATGGCTAAGTCAGGCGGTTCTTATCGAAAAGCCGCTGATGGCATTGCTCATAAGGGCAAGACCAAAGGCAAGATGATCAAAATGATGAAGGGCGGCTACTGTGGCTAGCAAAAAGCTGAGTGAGATGACCGACGAGGAACGCTACGGCAAAGTCGGCGCGGAAATTCGTCGCCTTGATCCGGAAGCGTATAAAAACCGCCCACGATCAATGGAAGGTAATCTTAAACTGCTGAAAGAGTTGCGAGCCAAGGGCAAAGAAACTCCCGCTAGCGCAGCGCCTGCTACCCCTGCAGCACCAATTCCGAAAGGCCCAACCACTCGTGGTGGTCGCCGGGCGTCTGCAGGAGAGACGGAAGCGAGTAACCGCCGTATTGAAGATCAGATGATCGCCAAGCGGGCTACCGCAGCGATGGAGCGTAATCGTTCGGCGCTTCCGAGTGACCGGGCGACTAACTTCCGTACTCAGGCTGAAGAGACCGGTATGGACGCTGAGCAGCGTGCAGCCAAAGCGCGGGGCTACGCTAAAGACATCGCTATGACGGCGGGTGCAGCCAAGCTCGGTTCCGCTGCAGGTTCTGCTTACGGTCGTACGGCTGGGCAGTTCCGTAGAGCCGGTGACAAGATATCGGAGATGGAGGGCAAGGTTCTTGCCCGCAAAGACATCCCGTCGTACTCGGAGCGTTATCGTGCGAGCGAGTCTGCAGCGGCTCGTCGTGCTTCATCCCCGAGGCGTAAGCGTGAAGAGGCTGAGCGCATGTTGGACGAGAAATTGTCCTCTGACATGGCGGGCGGCTACAAGCGCGGTGGCAAGGTCAAATCTTCGGCTTCTAGCCGTGCTGACGGTATCGCTAAGCGGGGCAGAACCCGAGGACGGTACATCTGATGATGGCGTGTCGCGGCATGGGCGTGATTGCCCCCAGTAAAGTTCCTAGGGCCAAGCGTCGTGGGGACAATAAGCCTGTTGAGGGCACTGGGGAGCCAATCCGCCACGCAAAAGGCGGCAAGGTGAAGAGCAAGGTCAACGCGGCTGGCAACTACACTAAGCCGAGTATGCGGAAGAGTCTGTTTAATAGTATTAAGAATAGTGCGGTTCAGGGTACGGCAGCAGGCCAGTGGTCAGCGCGTAAGGCGCAGTTGTTAGCCAAGCGGTACAAGGAGAAGGGCGGTGGATACCGGGACTGACATCGAACTTTTTAAGGCGCAAGTTCAGGCTGAACTCAATCGGCTTGAGGCTAAAGCGTCTGCTAAGACTGTTGCTGGTAAGGCTATCGGCAAGGACGGTCTAAAGTACATTACGGCCATCGTCGTAATTGGCGTCGTCTCTAGCCTCTTCTTGGATAACGACAAGATCGCTGCCGTGATGGGTTTGCTTGGCGCGTCTCTGACTGCTTTGATCTCCATGCTTAATGGCATTGCAGGCACGGTGGAGAAGGAAGAGAAGCCTGAGTACGCGGTTATCAAGGAACTTATCGCCAAGTTGGATCGGCTGGATCGCAAAGAGATGCCGATGAGGGTTGATGTCGAGGGCGACCATGTGACCGTCACTAAGGGTGATGATGTGGTTAGGGCAAGCAAGTGAACATGCAGAAGATTGTAGATATGTTGTTTCCGGTTCTTCTGGCCGCCGTTGGCTGGCTATTGGCCGAGATTGCATCATTCAACAATCGGCTGATTGCTATCGAGTCGAAGATTCCGATCCTCATTACCGAAGACGGCGTGCCGACCGACAGCCCGTTGAGCGCCTCCAAGCGGCAGGAACTCAAGGACGATCTGATGGAAGACATCCATGACTTGCAGGTGCGGGTCAAGTTGATGGAAGAGCGCGGCAAATGAAGTCCCCGCAGCAGTCCTTAAAGGCTTGGGGCGACCAGAAGTGGAGAACGAAGAGTGGTAAACGATCTTCTGACACGGGTGAAAGATATCTTCCAGAAGCTGCGATCAAAAGTCTCAGCCCTGCTGAATACGCCCGAACCACAGCGGCCAAACGTCGCGGAAAGGCCCAAGGTAAGCAGTTCGTCGCGCAGCCGAAAGGTATCTCCGAAAAAACCCGTGCGTATCGTCAAAGGGGTAAGTAAACGTGGTTGATAGAACATCAGCAACGACAGACTTTAACCTCGACCTCAATACGCTTATTGAAGAGGCTTTTGAACGTTGCGGTGCTGAACTGCGGACGGGATATGACTTTCGGACCGCCAAGCGCAGTCTTGCCCTTTTGTTGATGGACTGGGCGAATCGGGGCATCAATCTCTGGACGCTGGAAGAAGGTCAGCAAATCCTGACTTATAACCAAGGTACGTATGATCTGCCGGTAGATACGGTTGACCTGCTCGATCACGTGATCCGTACCGGGTCTGGCACGAACCAGCAGGACATCAACATCTCGCGCATTTCGTCCAGTACCTACCTGTCCATTCCGAACAAGAACGCGACGGGGCGTCCGATTCAGATCTGGATTAATCGCCGTACGGGTGCGACGAATGCGGCTGGTGTGGTGCAGTACCCCCAGTACACCGTGTGGCCGAAGCCGGATAACAGCACGACTTGGACGCTGGTCTACACGCGTTTGCGGCGGATGCTGGACCCCGGCGTGGGTTCTAACGGACAGGACGTTCCCTACCGGTTCCTCCCCTGCATGGTGGCAGGGTTGGCTTACATGCTGTCGATGAAGATCCCCGGAGCGGCGGAGCGTACGACCCTGCTGAAGGCGGAGTACAACGAGGCTTGGGATCTGGCGGCTGGGGAAGACCGCGAAAAGGCGGCGGTGCGGTTTGTCCCACGTGAGAGCTTCTTGGGTGGCTACTAATGCCGAACAGGTTTGCAAGTGGCAAGCACGCTATCGCTATGTGCGACCGGTGTGGCTTTCAGTACAAGCTGCGCCAGTTGAAGTCTATAGTGATCAAAACCAAGAACGTAAACATCTTGGTTTGTCCGGAGTGCTGGGAGCCGGATCAGCCGCAGTTATCACTTGGTTTATATCCCGTGGACGACCCGCAGGCTTTGCGGAATCCAAGGCCGGATACAAGCTACTTCGAGATTGGTAATGACGGTGCCAACGGTAGCCGTGAGATACAATGGGGCTGGAACCCCGTAGGCGGGGCAAGAGCCGACGACGCAGGATTAACCCCTAATACTCTTGTAGGCCAAGGGCAGGTGGGGACGGTAACGGTCAGTACGACCTAGGAGATTAAGATGAAAGACGGAATGCGTAAGGTTGCAAGAGAAGAAGTGCGAGCGCACGAGTCTCGTATGCACAAGGGCGTTAAGAAAATGCGTGCTGGCGGCAAGACCAACAGCGAGATGAAGAAGTACGGTCGTGGTATGGCGAAGGTGATGAACCAGCGCAGCCCGATGCGTGGCTCTTCTGGCCCGAGGTAATTGCCATGAAAGATATGGGCAAGATCAAGAAGAACACCGAATTAACGGGGCGTAATGGCTACCCGGAGACGGACGTGAACAAGGGCGTCACGCACATGAAGATGAAGGGTGCGGGGGCTGCTACGAAGGGCACGAAGTTCGTGTCACAAATCAACCTTGAGAACAACTCCAAATACAGGTCTGGCTGGTCGCCGTGAACTACACGCAGCTTTCACAAGCAATTCAGGACTACTGTCAGTCCACGGAGGCTTCCTTCGTGGCAAACATCCCGAATTTTGTGCAGCTTGCAGAAGAGCGGATTTATAACTCCGTTCAGATCCCGGCTATTCGTAAGAATGTGACCGGTACGATGACCAACACGTTCCCGTACTTCCAGTTGCCGTCAGACTGGCTTTCGACCTTTTCGTTGGCCGTGATTGACCCGGTGACTGGCGAGTACGAGTATCTGTTGAATAAAGATGTGAACTTCATCCGTGCGGCGTATCCGCCCCCAAACAGTACGGGCAAGCCCAAGTACTATGCAATTTGGGATGACAACACGATGATTCTGGGACCGACCCCGGACTTAGCGTATACGGCTGAACTTCATTACTATTACTACCCTGTATCCATCGTAAACTACGGCACTTCGTGGCTCGGAGATAACTTTGAGTCAGTCCTGCTTTATGGCTCGTTGCGCGAGGCGTACACCTACTTGAAGGGTGAGCAGGACATGATGACGTACTACGAACAGAAGTATCAGGAGGCGTTGGGTCTCTTGAAGCGCCTTGGCGATGGCTTGGATCGTCAGGATGCGTACCGTTCCGGACAAGTGAGAGTACAGGTCACATGAGTTTTGTAGGTGGCGGAGAGATTGGTCAGGTTTTTGTTCAGACGACTGAACATCGGGGGCATACCCCGGAAGAGATTGCAGAGCGTGCAGTCAACAAAGTACTGCGGGCTCAGAATGAGGTTGAGTTAAAACAGGTCCTGATAAAGTACCTGCAAGAAGCGCAGAATTCCGAACGGATGAATGCACGGCGTAAATTGATTGACAATGGTTTTAGTGACGCGGCGTCGCGTTTAGGAGACTGAAATGGCTATTACTCAGGCAATGGCGACTTCGTTCAAGGTTGAGATCCTTGACGGAATCCACAACTTTGGTACCGGCGTTATCCGCGCCTCGACGGCTGCGGATGTGTTTAAGCTGGCCCTGTTCACTTCTTCGGCTACGCTGAGCGCGGCTACGACTGCGTATAGCACCACGGATGAAGTGTCTTCGTCTGGCACGAACTATCCCGCTGGTGGTTTGACGCTGACGATTTCGCAGGTGCCGACTTCGAGCAGCACGACGGCTTTCATCGACTTTGATGATCTGACGTTCCCGAGCGCCACGATTACGGCGAACGGTGCGCTGATCTACAACGCGACCCAAGGCAATAAGGCTGTTGCGGTACTGGCGTTCGGCGGTGACAAGACCTCGACTGCTGGTAACTTCACCATCCAATTCCCTGCCGCTGCTGCTTCGACGGCGATCCTCCGAATCGCTTAATTAGGCAATAGCCGTGGCAGGCGTAATTGTCGCCTTCGACGGTTGGAACGCTTCTGGCGTAGGCTGGGGCGAACAAGGTTGGGGCGAAGGTGTTGGCAATCTTACTGCGACAGGTGCGGTAGGAACTGTCTCGCTTTCTACTGACCAAGTAATAGTTATTACTGGCCTAGAGGCGACAGGACAACTTGGCATTGTATTTGTAGTTACGGATCAAGTTTTAGCCGTTACCGGCGTTGCGGGTACGGGGCAGACTGGTGATGTAACGGTAGATACTACTCAGTACGTACTGGTCACAGGTGTTGAAGCTACGGGCGAATTGGGCGATGTAGCAGTCATCGCTAATTCCGTTATTGTTAAAGAAGTCGGCGTCGATGCTACCGGGGAACTTGGCACTGTATTTGTAGTTACAGATCAAGTTCTTGCCGTTACCGGGCTTGAGGCTATAGGCGAGCTAGGCGATGAGATCGTCGTTGCCACGGCGGTAGTAATAGAAGACGGTGTTGAAGGTACGGGAGTTTTGGGGACTATATCCGTCGTCACGGATCAAGTTCTCGCTGTAACAGGAGTTGCAGCCACCGGGCAGATCGGCACTGTATCTATATTTATTACTACCGCTGCGGACGTTACTGGGGTATCCGGTACTGGGCAGCTTGGTACGGTAACAGTTGGCGCGGACGCTCCGTTTGCAGTAACCGGAGTAGCAGGTACTGGACAGCTTGGCGATGAAGTTATTGTTGCTACAGCCGTTGTAATTGAGGACGGCGTTCAGGGCGGCATAATACTTGGAACTGTTTCGTTAGTGCTCGATTGTGTCTTCCCGGTTACGGGGGTTGGGGCAACGGGCGAACTAGGAACCGTAACTCAAAATTCCGTCTATTTGGTGACGGGCGTGGCAGCGACCGGAGAACTCGGTACTGTGCACGTAAGGCAGGATAGAATAGTAATTGTGACCGGGGTTTCTGCAACAGGTAATATCGGGTCTCAGTCGCCCGCAGTGAACGTATGGGGTCTGATTAATACTAACCAGAGCGCGAACTGGACCCAAATCGCGGCGTGAGGTAATTAAATGAGCACATACTCAACTAATCTGGCTCTTGAACTCATCGGTACCGGTGAGCAGGCCGGTACTTGGGGTAACACGACCAACACGAACCTTGGCACTCTGATTGAGCAAGCCATCTCGGGTTATGTTACTCAGGCCGTCGCCACGGGCACGGACACTACTCTGACCATCCCGAACGGTGCTACGGGCGTTGCTCGTAACATGTATATCGAACTGACGGGGACGGGCGGCACCAATACGAACCTGATTGTTCCTGCGAACAAGAAGCTTTACTTCATCTACAACAACGCTTCAGGCGCTGTGACGGTGAAGGTGTCGGGCCAGACCGGTGTATCGGTTGCGGCAGGCAGGAAGCTTCTTCTGGTTAGTAACGGCACAGACATTGTTGAAGCGACGAGCTACATCACGAGCGGCGGCGCGATCAGCTTTGATAGTTTGTCGGTTACGAACCTGACGGCGACTTCTGGCACGGTTACGACCCTTGCTTCTACGTCGGCCAATATCACTACGCTGACCGGAACAAGTGCAAACATCACCACGATGTCCGGCACGACAGCTACGTATACGTCAGCCACGGTCTCAAACCTGAGTTCAACCTCAGCCAATATCAGCACGCTGACGGGTACAAACTGGTCGGCTACGAGCCTGACGTTGTCGAATGCTCTTACGAGAGCGCAAGGCGGTACAGGGATTTCTACTGCTCCGACAGACGGACAGGTCCTGATCGGCAACGGCTCTGGCTATACCCTGTCTACGATTACGGCAGGGTCGGGCATCATTGTCACCAACGCAACGGGCAGTATTTCAATCTCTGCTTCGGCTTCTGGCGGTGGGCTTCCGACGATGAACGTCGTGACGGGAACTACTCAGGCAGCAGTGGCAAGTAATCAGTATGTATTGACCAATGCAGCGACAACGACGGTAACTTTGCCTGCTTCACCTGCCGCTGGGGATACGGTTTATATAACGGTACTAAATAGATTGACTACGAATGTTGTGGCGCGTAATGGACAAAATATTCAGGGACTCGCTGAAAATTTAACTCTGGATGCCCCTTACGCATCAGCGCAACTTCGCTTTTCTGACGCAACTAGAGGATGGGTTTTGACATGAGCGTTTATTCACAATTCAACACGATGCCGACTAACCCTCGTGCAGTGCAAGTTATTACCTCTACACAAAACTGGTCTCCTCCCGCATCAGGCTGGGTCAATTTTGTTGCCATAGGCGCTGGCGGTGGCGGTACTGGTGGGTACAACCTATATGACTATGGCGGGACCTTTTCCGGTAGTTCAGGGGGTAGAGGTGGCGCTGCTGGCGGGCTTGCTATCAAATCGATTTATGTAACTAAAGGGCAGTCTTATACGATCACTATAGGCGCTGGTGGCGCTGGCGCGACGAACGGAAATAACGCTGCTACTGGTGGATCTACTACCATAGTAGGTCCCGGTATCAGTCTGACAGTTACTGGCGGGGCCGGAGCTAATAAAAACGTTGCCTCTGTTGGTGGCACCGTAGTAAATACAGCAAACGCCACTTACGATTTTTATGCACAAGGTGGTGGCGCAAATAGTTATGGCGGAGGCGCTGTAGCACTTTATGGAAATACTGCATTTGCAACTTCTAATACTGCACAGGGTGCAGGCACAGGGAGTTCATCAGGTTACGGGTTCCCGGCTGCATTAGGGCCTAACGGTACACCTAAAATTCCTGCGGTGTCTTCCGAAGGTGGATTAGTACCGGCTGCTGCTACTGCCGCTCAATCCGCTGCAAATTCTGGCGGTGCAGGAATGAGTAACTACGTAAGCGGTAATAGTTATATGGTTACTCAAGCATCTGGTTCTGGAGCATTCGCTGGTGGAACTCAATCTTACGCCGAGGGATATTTGTATAACTACGGTGCCGTTTCGATTTCACGCGGCGGTATTCCGGGCACTGGAGCCGGCGGCGGAGGCCCTTATTCGTCTACAGTGACAGATTATGCTAATACTCAAGCATATGTGTCTGCTGAAGGTAGTGCCGGCGGCGCTGGATGCGTAATTGTGGAGATCCTCTAATGGAGAACGTATACGAAGTTTTTTCAACTAGTGGCGTATCTCTTGGGATAATCGTTGCCACAGAAGAAGTGGTAAATGCTAAATATCCGGGGCGGTACGTTTTTATTCGGGAAAATAATACTATCCCCCCTGTAATAATTAGTCAGGAATTTAAAAAACGGTTTACAGAAACGGAACTTACTGCCCTGACTAATTTCGTTGCTGCGACTCAAAAGACATGCCTTAAAAATCTTTTAACGGCACTCGATACCGTTGACGCAGAGTATGTTTTTGGAAATGAACCTGCTAATAAAGATAAAACGGCAGCGATTGCAGCAAACATACTTACTGCGGAGCGAGCCGACATTGTATTTAGTACGCATGTGACCCCCGCTGAATCGCCGTTTTATTAAGAGGGCGCTGCTATGATGACTCTCGTCAGTACGTTTCTGTCATTTCTGGCAGGTGGCTTGCCTAAAATTTTGTCGATCTTCCAAGACCGGCAGGATAAGAAGCATGAGCTTGCTCTCGTTGCTGCCCAGAAAGAACGCGAGTTGGCTTTGGCCGAGCGCGGCTTCATAGCACAGGCACGGGTAGAAGAGATCAAGCTGGAGCAGATACAGACACAGACGGCTGCCGAGGAGCGTCAGGCGCTTTACCAACACGATGTCGAAATCGGCAAGGGTGCAAGCCAGTGGATGATCAATCTGCGCGCTTCGGTGCGTCCGGTCGTGACTTACATCTTTGTGCTGGAACTCGTGGCGCTGAATGTCGCAGGGGTCTGGTATGCCTACACCACGGGCATCCCGTTTGCGATTGCAATGGAGAATGTTTTCTCGGACGACGAGATGCTGATTCTGAGTTCAATCATCGCCTTTTGGTTCGGGACACAAGCATTCCAGAAAAAGGGATAAGCGGTGAAGGTCAGCCCCGCCGCTATCCAGATGATCAAGCATCACGAGGGGGTAAGGACAAAACCTTACCGCTGTCCGGCGCTGCTTTGGACGGTTGGCGTCGGCCATGTGATTGATCCTACCCACGCGGCAGTAAAATATGAGGAGCGGAAGAATCTACCGATACCCGCAGGCTGGGATCGCGTCCTTTCGGTGGGAGAGGTGGATGCGCTTCTTGCTGAAGACCTTCGCAGGTTTGAGCGTGGTGTTCTTCGACTTTGCCCTGCTTCTGCTGGCAATCAGGGAATCTTCGATGCTCTCGTATCTTTTTCGTTCAATGTCGGACTAGGCAATCTCCAGAGATCTTCTCTCCGGATGAAGACCAATCGGGGCGACTTCGACGAGGCGGCTGACGAGTTCCTGAAATGGACGAAGGCGGGTGGTAGAGTACTGCCGGGATTGGTTAAAAGGCGCAACGACGAACGTGCGTTGTACCTGTCGGGAGTACGGTAATGCCCTTACAAAGAGTCGATTTCAAACCCGGCGTCAATCGAGAAGTCACCAATTACGCTGGCGAGGGCGGCTTCTTCACCGTAGACAAGGTGCGGTTCCGTGGTGGCTACGCCCAAAAGATCGGTGGCTGGACCAACATTTCGTCCATCGGTAGTACATTTAAAGGCGTCGCCCGGTCACTCTGGAACTGGACCCTCCGCACTGGCTTGACCATGCTTGGCGTGGGTACCAATCAGAAGTTCTACGTGGAATCGGGCGGCGAGTATCACGACATTACCCCGCTGGCCTTTTCGGGCGTCATTACTCAAAACCCAATCCGGACAACCTCTGGCAGCAAGCAAATTGCCATTACCTCGACAGGGCATGGCGTATCAATCGGTACGTACGTTAACTTCTCCGGTGCGTCGGCTGTAGGCGGTATCACTGTCAGCGGGCAGTACGAAGTCATCGCGGTAGAAAGTTCCGATTCGTTTGTCATTCTTAGCTCTACTGCGGCGTCCTCATCCGCGACTGGGGGCGGCTCTCTTGTTGTCGGTCAATACGATATCGACGCGGGTCCTGCAGTTTATACGAGCACAGTCGGTTGGGGCGGGCCTCCGTGGAGTTCTGGCGGCTGGGGGTCTAACACCCCTGCGGGTCTTGCTTTGCGCCTATGGTCACAATTTAACTACGGCGATGATCTGGTCTTCGCGGAGAACGGCGGAGATCTTTATTACTGGACTGCTGATCCAACCACATGGTCTCGCGCCATGACGCTGGAGGCCAAGGCTAACTCCGTAGAGAAGTTCGCTACGGTTGCCACCGCTGCTTCAGGTTCCGTCACGTTGGTCGTGGCTGACGCTACGGGAATCAATACTGGCGCAATTGTTACGGGTAGTGGCATCGTCTCGGGCGCATATGTGCTCTCTACATGGGACGGCAGCACGTCAGTCACTATCTCGGCGGCTACTACGTCTTCTCTGACGGCTACAAACATTTCGTTTAGCTACGCTGGTCGGCACGTACCAAACAAGACCAACCTGATCATTGACTCGCCGGTTGATGACTTCACGATCTGCTTTGGTGCAAACCCATACGATCCGACTAATTTCATTACAAGTTTTGACCCGTTGCTGATTCGTTGGTCGGATGCAGACAATCCGTACGAGTGGGTACCGGAGGTTACGAATCAATCTGGTGAACAGCGTCTGGCTAACGGCTCTAAGATCGTAGCGGCAACGACGGCGCGTCAAGAAATTATTCTTTGGACTGATACTTCTGTGTACTCCATGCAGTACCTTGGGCCTCCGTTTGTCTTTGGCTTCACGCTCCTTGATCAAGACATTTCTGTGGCTTCGCAGAATTCGGTCATCAACGTCAACAATGCCGTGTACTGGATGGGAACGGACAAGTTCTACGTCTATGACGGTCGCGTGAACACTTTGCCTTGCACCATTCGTCAACATGTCTACAGCACGCTGAACAAGGACCAGATTGCTCAAGTTGTCTGCGGGAACAACGAGCCATTCAGCGAAATCTGGTGGTTCTATCCGGGCACCGGCAGCACCGTTAATGACCGGTTTGTGATCTATAACTACCTTGATAACGTCTGGTCGTACGGTAATTTAAGTCGTACTGCGCTATCGCCTCAGACAATTCGGGATAACCCACAGATGGCATTTAGCGTTCAGTCGTCTTATCTTGATACGGATATCAACGCTTCCATTACGACCATCACGCTTGTCGATGCTTCGTCCTACCCACGCGCAGGTACGATTGTTATTGACTCAGAGAAAATTACGTACACCGGTATCACCAACAACACTCTTACCGGATGTGTACGTGGCGCGAACGGGACGACGGCTGCTTCTCATACGGCCTACACGCCTGTGACCCTACCGGCTCCAAACCAAGTTATGTATCACGAGGTTGGCTGGGACGATGTGTCTACGGGCACAGCGGAGCCGATTGACTGCTTCATTGAGTCGTCAGACTTTGACATTGGTGACGGGCACAACTTTGGGTTTGTCTCGCGCATCATACCGGACATAAAGTTCTTGGGATCAACGGTTACTAATCCGTCCCTGACGATATCTGTCCTGTCGCGTAACTACCCCGGCTCTGCTTACAGTACGCCGGATATAAATCAGGTCAACGCGACGGCGGTTCTGCCGTACGAGATCTATACGGAGCAGTTATTCACTCGTGTCCGTGCGCGTCAGATGTCGGTACGGGTTGGCTCTTCAGGGCTTGGCGTGTCGTGGCAGATGGGTGCCCTGCGTCTTGATATCAGGCCGGATGGTCGCCGGTAATGACAACTCCTCGCGGTGTAGTGCCGCCCAATTTGCCGATTGCGCTCAAGGAGTACAATCAGCGCAGCACAGAGCAGTTCAACAATGTTCTGCGCCTGTACTTTAACCAAGTATCAAACCGGATTAACGCACCGGTCCCACACGCTTCGTATTTTGACACCACGACACAGACGAATCCCGTAGCCAATACAACCAATCTTTTTACGTACAACTCGGTAGTTTCGGATTACGAAGTCACTCGCGGGACGCCAACCTCCAAGATCTACGTAGCCAATACGGGGGTCTATAACTTTCAGTTCTCGGCGCAGTTGGATAAGACCGGCGGTAGCGCAAGTGCTGTCTATATATGGCCTCGTATCAACGGGGTAAATGTCCCAGACTCGGCTACCAAGGTTGTCATTGACGGTCCGAACAGCGAGATCGTGGCTGCTTGGAATTTTGTGCTGGTTATGAAGGCAAACGACTACTTTGAGTTGGCTTGGGAGTCTTCAGACACCGCTGTGGTCATCCCATACGTACCGATCAATAACATCCCATCTATCCCGTCTATCATCCTGTCGGTTACGTGGGTATCGAACTACGGCTCAGCTATTTATCAGGCTGCTACATGATAGTATTTAAACAACTTTTCCCCACGGGGGGTTTATGAATCAGCGATATCCTGCGGCGGGGCTTGCGTCCCTTGTAGCCGCTCAAGGCCGTGGACCTGACTCAACTCTAGTCCACATGACTCCTGCCGAAGTACGAAGCCTGCAGGAATTTGCACGTTCCCAAGGTATGGAACTGCCGGTCAATCCTCAGACCGGAATGCTTGAAGCAGGTGTGCTGGACACCATCATGCGGTTCTTCACAAGCGCAGGGCGTGTTCTAAAAGATGTTGGCACGGCTGCCATTCAGAACCCACAAGTAACGGGGCTTTTGGCTGGCACAGCTTACGGCGCGATCAAGGGTGACCTGCAGAAGGGGCTTGAGGCCGGTATGAAAGCCTACGCCGGAGCGACCGTGCTGGGTGGTATCCCTTCCGTGGCTAGGGGGATGGATCGTCGAGCCGCAGAAAACTATGCCAAGAGCATTGGCATGGAAGGAGACAAGGACACTATTGAAGGGTTCTTGAGCAGTGTTCCGGCACGTAGTTTAAATCTCCCGCAGACGGTAACTCAGCAACCTCAAGCGGGTGGAACTGCTCAAGGTGGTCCGGGGGGCATTTTCAGCGCACAAAACCCACTTATGCAGGCTATTGCCCTGTACGGAATTGATCGTGCGGAGCGTAAAGCGCAAGCCAAGAGTATGCCGACCGCTGAGCCTCAGACGTATATCCCTGCTACATTTAGTTGGGGACAGGTCAACCCGCGACGTGGCGAACCGGGACAACCATACTTTATTGGTGGGGGTTACACTGCCGGGGCACCGACCACGCAGTTCCCGGATTACACACGTCCGACTATACCGGCTGGGCAGGCACCACCCGGTCAGGCACCACCTAGGCAACCTCCACCGGGACAACCTAATCAGCAGCTACCCCGACAGCCGGGGCAGTTTGGCTTTAGAAACCCGTCTGAGCCTGAGCAAAAAACTGCTATGGCTAAGGGGGGCGTGGCCGCATCTTTTGCTGAAGGTGGAGAAACGGACACCGAAGAACAACGGAGGCGGAAGTATTTCGAGAATCTCCGCCCTTTCGCTCCCGCCCTGACTGATTGGTATCGCACTGACGCTTCAAGCGTTGGGTCAGTTCAGGGCGTAGATCCGTATAACCGCGATCCGCTTACCCGCCTTACTCAGCCCACTCCTCGCGGGGTGGGTACGGGTATTGGCTCCCTTCAACCTTATGACGAGAGTCTTGCTGAGTGGTACAGGTCGCTACTTGTGCCGCCGGTTGGCCGCCCAGCTATAGACTCGACTGATTATTACAAACGAGGCCCGGCTTCTACTGCGCGACCCATCTTCGGTCCAGTGCCGACATTCGCACCCGAGACTGTGGCTCCGCCGCCCCCGCCGCCCCCGCCTCCTCCACCCCCGCCACTTAGTTGTTCGCCGGGGTTTGAATTCAATCCTAGAACGGGCCAATGTGAGCCTGTACGGCCTACGCCGCCGCCAACTCAACAACCGGTTACTTGCCAAGACCTTGGCTATCCTCCGGGGTACGATTACAACGCGCAAGGTGAGTGTGTTGCTCCCCCTGAGACTCCGTCTCCGCCCACTCCTACGCCTTCTGTAGGACCCTTTACTTGCCAAGACCTTGGCTATCCTCCGGGCTATGACTTCAACGAAAAGGGCGAG